CCATGATGAGTTGATGCTACTCCAAAAATCACTCCAAAGCTTTCTCACACCCGTTGAGAGGGTATCGGAGAAGAAATTCGTCCAATCGGTCTGACGGGTGGTCTCTGCCTGAACACGGGCATTTTCCTGAGCGATTCGGGTCTGCTCATTCTGATTCCTCGTAGTCTCATTGCTATTGCGGGTATTCTCAGAAGTCACCCTCTCATTCTCTGCCTGAACACGGGCATTCTCGGCAGAGGTTCTGCCTGATTCATTCTGCCCCCTCTGATTCTCTGCGGCTCCTCTTGCGGATTCATTCGATTGTCGGGTTTGCTCGTTCTGTCCCCTCGTCTGCTCATTGAGCTGGCGGATGGTCTCATTACTCTGACGGCTATTCTCATTAGCCTCGATCTGCTGACGTGATCTGTCCGCATTCTGAGCTGCGGTATTTGCAGTCTCGGCAGCATCATTCGCATCTTCGGTGGCTTCGATCATACCATCCACAACCTCCTTGATATATCCGAGGCTGACCTTCACGGATTTTCTGCTTCCATCGACTCCGATAGTCCACAATCCATTAAAATTGGTGCAAGCGGGGAGTTCGCTTATCTTCTTCTTGATTGCCATGTAGCTTATCTATTTTTATCAAGTAATACAAAATCCTCATTTTCCTCGGTCAGGATCCACTCCATATCCTCAGAGGCAAGGAGCCATTCCGTTTCGATGGGTCTATCTGCCACGAAAGTCAATGTAAGGGTGAACTCGCACCAAACATGACCGTTATTCAGGATATCGAATTTCGTGACCTGACAGCTCTTATAGAAGCACTCATATTCCATAGCCACCTCCCATGATAGGAGATTCCTTGTATCGGGCTGGATGAGAGCCGTGAATAGGGAATCGTAGCGATGCCAAAAATCGGTGATATCATCCGCATGGATGAGTAGATTCATCTGCACATCCCTCGGCTTATAGAATACATTCTCATCATCATATTCGACTCCCGATCTACCCTTGACACTCACCTTCAGATTATCCCTAACATTCGGATTCTTCAGGATATTCTGATTCGTGCCATCGAGGATATTCACTCCCAATCGCCCGAAATCGATATCATCGAGATCATATCCCACGTTTATCTTGATGACGGATGACTGATAGGGCTGCACATTCAGGACACGGGGGAAATCCTGATTCAGGATCGCATTACTCATTCCTGCCTGATATCTGATTGGCGGGAAATCATCCACAAGGGATATGGTGAACTTTCCGAGAGATACCTTCGATGATATGGTAGAGTTCTGCGATAGCCTGAGCTTGAAGCTCCTGCCAAGCTCCACGAAATTGAATATATGATAGGATTTATCCGAAAGGAGAAAGAAAAGATCGCTCACCTGAGTTACATTCGTCACGCAGAACTGCATCTGAAAGGTCTTTGCATCGAGGACGGGATCTTCGAGGTCATATTCAGCACCATCATATTCCTCCCACTCGGTTGAGTCGGGATTCTTGAATGGCGGCATCTGAATGAGAGCCTTGTACCCCCATCGCTCAACGAAAACACCGAAATAGGTGAATGCGTCCTTATTGTCTATCGTCAATCTCCCTGCGTAGTTCATTTCATCACCTTTGCAAAATCCGAAACATTGATATCATGGCTCGATACACCATCTTTCTCGACCTTCACGACCGAATATCCTGAAGCATCGATCACGGCAGATGCCCCGTGCATCAGTATGATGCGATATAGAGCCGTCTCATCGCATTTTATCCGTGCGGTGGTATTACCTACCAAGAGGATCCTTTTCTCCCCTGAGAGAGCGATTTTCCCCTTATCGATATATGCGCCATATTTCTCAGGATTGAACTTCAGGAAACTCCTGAAGGTATCGAGGGAGGGGAATCCGAATCGGGTCATGAACTCCGATCCCTGAGCAGAGAAAACGAGGGATGCCGCATCATCCAAGCTCTCGGTTCCCTTGAACATGGTGCAAACGGATATACGATCAGCCAAATCGGACTTTCCCCTTTCGAGGCAGATCCTCCGAGCCTGATCCTTGGCTTTCTGCCATTTCTTCTGTGCTTCAACGATCTCCTTCATATTATCTCAGTTTAATTCCCTTCATATTGATATCATCAACGGAATCCTTGACGGATTTCATCTTCTTATCGATATCCTCCAATCTCCTGCTCGATTCCGAGGTATGACGCTCGATGCCTGACACCTTTTCGAGGATCTGATTCGATGTCTCATTCAGATCATTCATTCCCTGAACGAGGGTATAGGTATGCCCCTGAATGGTTGTCAGGCGGGCATTATTCTCATCGACTGAATCCTGAGAGGCGGTGGCGATTCCCCTTGAAGCCGCATCTCTATCCGCTTCCTCAGGGGCGAACCAATCCTTGACGGTATCGGGTAGGGTCTGCCAAATCTGATTAAACCCGTCACCGACCTGATTCAGGTCATCGGAGAATCCATTCAGAGAGTCGATGACGGAATCAATCCCCTTGAACTGACCATCCTCACCGAACCACTTCTTCTTATATTTATCAAAAATCTGTCCGAGAGGCTCTTCAATAAACTTCTGAATGAGCATCCTCTGCATGACATCGGCAACGATCTCCTTGACCTTGTTATGCCAAGCCTCCATCGCATCCTCACCCTGCCTTGCAGCCTCGAAGAATGCCTCTCCGAGCTGAGAGGCGAGATCCTGAGCGGTGGATCCGATGATTTCCTCCAGCATCTCATTGATGAGATCTGCCATCTCATTGGCGATTTCCTGAATATCACGCTTCCAATCCTCGATCTTATCCTGATCGGTATCCTTTTTATCCCTTTCTTCTTCGATCTGACGATAGATGAGGATCTGCTGCTCTGCGAGGTTTTCGAGCTGCTTGCGGGAATCCATGAACTTCTCCTTACCGAGAGCCTTATTAGCGGTATATTCGACCTTGGCATAGGCATCTGCGATCTTGATGATGGATTTCTCCATGATCTCATTCTCGTGGATCGCTGCGAACATCATATTACCGAGTGAGGTATAATAGAATTTGTTTTCCGCATGGAGCCTCTTAACCTCATTATAGGTGCTATAATAGGCATCACGGACTCTCTCGACTGCACTTCCGAGCTTATTCTGCAAGCGTACTGCATCCTGATTATCAAGCTCCCACTGAAGCTGATCGATCCTTCTTTGCAGATGCTCGATTTCCTCCTGCTTGGAGTCATCATCATTGAATAGTGATGCGATGGCGGTAGCCACTTGGAGAGCTGCCGAAATGACTGCGAGGATCACGGATGCCTTCTCGATGGTTGAGATGGCGGCGGCTCCTGCTGCTGCGGCTCCCGTAGCCCCTGCTGCGGCTGCATCAACGGTACTCTCAACACCCTTAGCGACAGATTTTCCCGTATCTCCGATGGCATCGATGACGGATGAGGTTGCATCAAGAATGGCATCGGTTACATCGAGAGCCTTTTCAATACCATCCGACACATCCTTTGAGAAAACGTCCGCAAGGTTCTTTGCCTTTCCTCCGAGATCCTGAATCACACCATTCATATTCTTGATCTGCGTTGCGCAGTTCTTATATGATGAAGTAACCTTGTTTCGTGAGTTCAGGGCTTTCTGTTCGGCATTCTGATTATTCTGCTCTGCCTTCTTCTTCTTTTCGAGAGCCTTGGTGGTATTCTCGATGGCAGTCTTGTATTCATCAGAATCCTCATTCATCTTGCCATTCTCCACATTCTCCCTCATCTGATTCTCATATTCGAGGGCGGCATTATACTCATCCTGAGCGATCTTCAGCTCATCCTGAGCCGCTTTCCATTCCTGCATGGAGGTGGTAAACTCGGTTTTGGCGGCAGAAAGATCCTTTATGGACTTATGGAATGCCGCAATGGGGTTACGGGATGCAATCTCATCTTCGAGCTTTGCGATGGCTTCCTGATAATCCTTGATCTCCTGAGTACCCATCGACTCCTTATTCTGCTCAAAGAAGGTCTTAACCTTGGAGAGGTTATATTCGAGGGTCTGAATGGATTGCTTACCCATATCACCGAACACGGCATCCCAGTTGATCGAAGCCTTGAAATCCTCAGATTCGAGCTTTGCGAAAGACTGCTCCATCTGACGGATGGCTTCATCCTTGAACTCATCGGGGATGAAAGCGATCTTCGCAGCCCATTCACGGGTCATCTTCTCCATCTTCTGCTCGGTGGTTCCGAATTCCTCTATCAGGGCATCGGTATAGCGTTGGCGGGCTTCAGCGATCCTGCGATTCTTCTCATTCTCGATGGATTCAAGCATGGTCGCATTTTCTTCGCTGATCTCCTTCACCTTCAGTAGATCAGAGGCATATTCCTCGATGGTTTTCTTTCCCGCATCGGAATTCTCCCACATATCGAGGGTATTGCCCTTTTGAGATAGGAATTTCTGCTTCTCGGATTCCTTCTGAACCCTTGCGAGATCCTTGATGGAATTCTCCCAAGCCTCCCTTCTTTGGAAAGCCTGACGGGAAATCTCATTGATCTCCTTAGCCAATCCCTCACCCATCGCATTGATACGATAGTCGGTGATCTCATCAGAGGCATCCTTATTGAACTTCTTCACTGCCTCCTTCCATTCATCAATGGCTTTCTGATATTGGCGGGCTGCTGCCTTTGGATCAAAGGTATTGCCCCCTCCCTTGGTGGAGGTGGTAGGTGAGGAATGGGGATTCAGATCGAACTCATTGGCGATATTCTGAGCCTCGCTCATCTTCTTCATATACTGATCCTGCAAGGCATTGACCTTCTCCTGCTGCGCTGCAACCTCCTTAGCCTTGGTCGCTTCATCACCCGCTGCGGTGGTGTACCAACTGCCATAGCTCGATGCCTTTCTCTCCTTCATTTCCTCCAAAAGGATGAAAGCCTCGGTATATTTATTGAGGATAGCCTGAGCCTCCGCCTCCTTCATGAGCTTCTGCGCATAGGCTTCGCCCTTCTGCTTCAGGATATCCTTCCATTTGGCGAGGGAGTCATAATAGCCGAGTGCGGTTCCGTATTTGGAATTCAGCTCCTTAACCAACTCCTTCTCCTGCTTTTTGGTTCCATTGAAAGTCTCGATCTTCTTGGTATAGTAGTCGATCTCCATAGAGGTCTGAGAGTAGGTCTTTCGGGCTTCCTCCATCATCTTCTGCTGCTCCTTGAATTCCTCATCGGCTTTCTTCGCCTCTGATCTGAGATGGGAGATGACACCGATCAGGACACCGATGGCGGCTGCGATCCATCCGAACACGGGGATGGATGAGATGGCGGCTCCCACCATCCTGAATGCCCCTGCGAGTGAGATATTGGCTGCGGTTCCTGCGGTGGCTGCAACTGCATTTGCAGAGGTGGCGGCGGTATCGGCTCCCTCTGCGATGGCGGCTCCCGTAGCGGCTCCCGCCTTTGCTTGCTTGGCGGCTGCATCGGCTGAGGTGGCGGTGGCATTTGCAACCTGAGAGGCGGTATTCACCCCCGTTGCTGCGGTATCTGCAGCCATCTCCCCCGCACCGATGGCAAGGAGCTTATTCCACCATTCCCTGAGTCCGTTAAGGGTCACTAACTGAAAGGCAGAATCCTTATTGAGGGTCTGCTGCACCTGCTGCAATCCCATCGTGATAGCCATGAGGGACTGAACCTTCAGCATGATCTTCTGAAGATCCTCATTCTCATCACCAAAGAGGGCAACGGCTCCCTGAGCCGCAGAGAATGCGCCTGAGAGACCTCCGAGACCCTGAACCAATCCCGCAATCTGCTGCTCATCATTGGCGAGGATCTTTCCCTGCTGGGCGATATCACCCTGAATATCGGTCAATCGTCCTAGTTCGGCAGAGAGCTTCTTATAGGCATCGGACTGCTCATCGATTCCGTTGGCGATAAGATCCGCCATTTCCTCTTTGAGAGCCTTAATCTTCTGCCGTAGGGATTCGTGCTGCTGAGTGTTTTTTACGACCTCAGAAGCCTCCTTTTGCAGTCTATTCTCGACCTCCTGAAGCTTCTTAGCCTGATCCTCTGCCTGCTTAATCACCTGCTTGCGGGCAAACATCAGCGCCTTCACATCTCTTGCCTCCTTCTGATACTCATCGGATGCCTTGAAATTCTTGTTTTCAAAGGCACTCCCTGAGAGCTTCATCAGGCGGTCATATTCATCGTTGAGCTGATCGAGGGCATAATGGTTGGCATCAATGACATGATCGATCTGCCGAAAGGCTTCCTCTACGGCTGCAAGTGACTGCGGGGCATTGGTGGTGACATCGATATTGACTTCAGGGATATTACTGAGGATGGAGCTGATCCTTGCGCTCTCTGCCTCCGCCTTCTCGCCAATCTCTGAAACCTTCTGCTCCATGTGGGCTGCACCTTCATCAAAACCTGAGGTATCGATGACGGTTCCATAGCTCAATGTTCCATCTTCATTCTGATTCATGCCTTGACAACTATTTCTTCATCTTCAAAATTAGAGAACTTATCGAAATTATCGGGATTATTGGCATCAAGCGACTCATCGAAATCAGGCTTATCATCCTCCGACTCATCTCCCATCAATGGGACTGCCCGACTATACATCACTGCATTGGTGTAAGATATATCGTAGAGGGCTTCCTTCTGATCCATACCGAAGATCTTGGCGATCCCGATGATGGTAGCCCAAATACTATCGTTTAACGCTCCACTTCCTTTTTTGCCTTTAATATGTTCGCTTCGCTTAGGGAAGTGGTAATGACGAAAAAATCAACGATCTCCATATCCTGCAATCTATTGATGATATAATCGTTCAGGATCGATGGACGCACATACATCAGCTTCTCCGCCAATTCGGACTTCACATCAACCAACTCCTTCTTTGGCTTTCGGGGGATGATTCCGAGGATCTTTTTCTGAGGAATCTCCCTTTCCTCCACAAGATGATTGGCTCCGAGGATCATAATGGCTGCGATCTCTCCGAGCTGCTTGAAATATCTCGCATGATGTAGTACCGAATAGAGGATCTTATCCTTTGGGACTTTCTCCACAATGGGGAGAGTGGATATGATCTCCGATATGAGGATCAGCGTTGCAGTCGATGGGGGAGCGATATTATAGACCCTCCCATCAATCTCAATACTGCCGATTGGCTTTTCAAGTATGGCAGAAGCCACTTTCTGCTCAATAGTCTTTTGCTCCATAATTCATCAACTGAGTTTAGTAGCGGGAGTGGGACTCGAACCCACGACCTTCAGGACATGACCCTGAC